CAAGGACCTGGAGAGAGCTCTCACAAGAGCGAAGTATCCGAAACTCCCATATGTGGATTCATTCCTCACCAATTGGCAAGATAACTCAGCGAACGCACTCACCAAATCCATATGTGGATTCCTTCAGATGAGTGGATGCCAAGCTGAGCGAATCAACACTATGGGAGTGTATCGCAAGAAATACCGTACCGATGGAGTGGAGATGGGAGGACAATGGACCAAAGGAACGGGAACACCAGGCTCCGCAGATATCTCGGCAACCATTAGAGGACGATCAGTCAAGATTGAGGTGAAGTATGGGAAGGATAGGCAATCGGAAGCACAAAAAGTATATCAGAAAATGATTGAAGATGCTGGAGGAGTGTACTATATCTCAAGAACTTTTGATGATTTCATTGAATTTTATGATAATTTCATCGCTGAATTAAAATAGTTTATTATCTTTATTGAAATTTAACACGCTAAATAATGGAAAAGAACACAAAAACAGTCGCAACGCTGTACCAAAAGTTGCACACTGCCAAGTCGCAGATTGGAAAGGTAGCGAAGAACGCCACGAATCCACATTTCAAAAAGTCGTATGCCGACATCAATGCACTACTCACCGCAGTCGAGCCAATTTTATTGGAGAATGGATTGATATTGCTTCAACCAATTGTTGGAAATGATGTGGTAACAAGAATCATTGACATCGATTCAGGTGATATGGTGGAATCATTCATGACCTTGCCGATTATTACTGATCCACAAAAGGTGTTGAGTGCAGTGACTTACTTCCGAAGAGGTACATTGCAATCACTTCTCTCACTTCAAGCAGTGGATGATGATGGAAAGGCAGCATCGATTGCAGTCAATCCGGTGAAACCTGCATTGGACAATGCGAGATTTGAATCCGCAGTGGCATCCATTCAAGCAGGGAAGTATACAAAGGAGCAATTGATTGAGAAATGGTCATTGACTGAGGTACAACTTAAAGCTCTTGAATTATGAAGTGGCATCCATCCTCCATCGGCAAGTTGATGACCAATGGCCGAGGCAAGAATGAAATGGGAGCAACTGCGAAGAGTTACATCAAGCAGATTGCAAAGGAGAATTTCTACGGTTACCGAAGTGAAATCAACAATAAGTACATCCAAAAGGGATTGATGCAAGAGCAGGATTCAATCGACCTGCTCAACACCGTGCGATTCGAAGGATACATCAAGAATACTGTGCGAATGGTTGACGAGTTGATGACCGGTGAAGCGGATATCATCACTGATGCTTCAATCATCGATATCAAAACATCCTGGTCATTGGATACCTTTCCAGTAATGGAAGAGGATGGATATGATTCAATATATGAGTGGCAGTTGAGAGCTTACATGAGGCTATATGACCGACCTAAGGCAGAGTTAATCTATTGCATGGTAACAACATCCAACGAACTACTGAACGAGTGGGAGAACTTAGATATACACCGAGTTGACCATATCGCACCGGAGAAGAGAATCACCGTACTTTCGTTTGATCGTGATGAGGCGAAAGAGCAAGAGATGGTTGAGAGGCTCCAGGTAGCGACTGAATATTATAATGAGTATTATCAAAAATTGGAGGAGAAATGAAAATAACAATTGAACAATACGAACACACGGTAATACACGAAGTACCACACAACGATGTTGACCTAGACGAAGCAATAAGAATGTGTGAAGGACTACTTAAGGCAATCGGATACCATTTCACTGGTAGCCTTGAGATAGTAGACGAGTGGAAAGAAAACGAAGAGCAATGAAGGAGAAAATATACGCAATCATCACTCTTATTATCATGGCGATATCATTGACCTTGGTTGGCACAGCCATAGCATCGCAGATATTTAAGGGAGCTTTCTAAATAGTAACTTACTAAATAGTAACATAAACAAAACAAATACATGGAATTACAAGTAAAAGGCATAATCAAGATGATTGAGCCAATCAAACAAATCAGCGACAAATTCTCAGTTAGAATGTTCGTCCTAACCGTAGCCAATGGAGAGTATCCCCAGGACATCTCATTCCAATTAGCTCAAGACAAATGCAAGATGTTGGATAACTACAATTCAGGAGATGAAATCACAGTGAAATTCAATCTGAGAGGAAGAGAATACAATGGGAAGTATTACAATACTTTGGATGTGTGGAGTATTAATTCAATGCCGGTAGTAGATGAGAGCTTTGACGATTCACCTTTCTGATGGGGAAACCATTCGTGACTTCATCGATAGAGAGGTGAGGTCACGAGTATCGAAAAGATACAAATTAGCACATATCGCTGAGGATATGGGAATCACTTACCTTCAGTTGTGGAGATTCTTGAAAGGTCATCCAGTGAATGAGGAGTTCTACATCAAATTTTTCAAGTATTATGAGAGATAGATACTTCATTGCCTATGTTGGCACCAAGAATGAGAATCCCCACATGATTATCAACCGATTCCAAGATGTGTTTCATGGGATGAATGTCAATTATTGCATCGTGTTGACCATGGAAGATGATGAGGTATATATCGATGAGGTTGATGCAGCTGCATTCGATGAAGTTAAATGTCAAATGAATTGAGATGAAAAAACAAATAGATCCAATCCTAATGAAGGTCATAACCAAGTATTATGAACGTTCCGAGATGGGAATCAAAAAATATGGTACCACATTGGAGAATAATTCCTTACCTTTGATGGAATGGTTGAATCATCTCCAGGAGGAATTGATGGATGCGACCTTGTATATTGAGAAATTAAAGCAAGAGATATGACTTACCTAGCTTCACTCGCACTTAGTTGGTTCCTGGTATCATTCGAGCCACTTCAGATGATATGGGATGGATTGTCAATGCGAATTAAACCGAATCACCTGGTCAACTACATTCATGCCGGACTTGGTTGTTGGAAGTGCATGAGTTTTTGGTCCACATGGATCATCACCGGTGATTTCATTCAGGCAACCATCGTTTCGTTTATTGCGTTTATTATTGAGGAATGTTTAGCGAAGCTCAAGTAAAATATATCAATGAGATTGTCAGGTCAACTGATGCATCTAAATACGCCAAGATTACGCTCAAAGCACTGTACAAAATATATGATGAGCACACCGGAGAGATTACAACCGATTGCTTTTGTGCTCGGACAGTGAGGAAGATATATTATAAGCAATTCATGGAATGGTATGAAGCGAATACTTGACCGCTATATCTCAAGGCATTATGATGAGGTGAGGACGTACACTGAGTATTTCCTCACCAAATTCAAGGCCAGGATGAGTGCTGATGTAGTCATCAACAACAGTTATCTTTATGTGGCTGAGATAAGTGATGATACAAAGGATGAGAATAAGGTCAAGAGCTACTTATTGAACACGATCAAGAAACAAATACTTTGGTCAACTTCAATCAGTCAAATCGAGGAGAGAGTCAACGCCAATGAGCTCGACATTCCGAATGACTGCGATGATGAAGAGGACTTGGACCACAAGATTAGAGAGGAAAAGAAATACCATGACCACAAGTCATGCATCGAGATATATAAGAGAGAGGTCAAGGATAGAATCAAACTGATAATCTTTGACGCATACTATGAGAAGGGATACATCACCGCCAGGTCAATGGCCAAGTATTTTGACATTCCGGTGACATCGGCTCATTATTACATTAGGGATATTAAACACGATCTAAACAGGATAAAAAATGAAAATCAAGGAGGAATACAAGGGTAAAACTATTGTCAAGCATACAACGGTTAGAAACATTATCGTAGTTGTTGATAATATAGATGTATCAAAGTACAAATATTATGTGTCTATTGGCATGGGATATTTATTTGAGAAGGAATCAGAAACAACAACCGCACCTGAGCAATGCATCAAATATGAAGGCATCGAGCAGGAAGTGGAACAAATAACAATAAGTGATGCCAAATCCAAGACAAAACGAACAAAAAGAAGAGTATCTCCAAAGGTGCATGGTGGACTCGGAGAGTCAGAATAGTTTTCCGGATGAATCTCAGCGATATGCTGTGTGTGAATCGAAATGGGAGGAATCCAAGATGACTGCATTGGAAAGATACAATCGAGCATTTGCGGAGCCAAAACGCATCTCATTTGACTATGATGAAACATTGACTCAAGCCAAAGAGATTGCAAGGAATTGGATTCGTAAAGGAGCTGAGGTATATATCATATCGGCAAGGCATGACAAAAGTGCAATGCTCAAAACTGCTGCTGATTTAGGTATTCCAGCATCAAGAGTATATGCTACCGGAAGTAATAAAAGCAAGATTGAGATAATTCAGAAATTGAAGATTGACAAACACTATGATAACAATCCGGATGTCATCAAGCAAATTGGTGTCCGAGGCGAATTATGGATAAATAAATAGAAATGGGAAGACCACGCAACTTTGAAACACCGGAGGATTTATATGAGCTATTCGAGAAGTATCGGAAGCACGTTAAGGAGAATCCTCGATTCCAATATTCATTGAGTAACAAAACCGGAAAGGCTGAGCCTATTCCATTGGAAGCTCCATTAACTTTGAGTGGATTCAGAGTGTTTTGCCACGATCAATCTTTGGTTGTTCAGGATTATTTTGCAAATAGCGGAGGGAATTATTCAGCATTCTCGACAATCTGCTCACGCATAAGCGATGAAATTCGCAACGATCAAATTGCAGGAGGCATGGTTGGACAGTACAACGCATCCATCACTCAACGCTTAAATGGACTCACCGAGAAGGCGGACATCACGACCAACGGAAAGGACATCAACGAAATCAAGGTGAACATCATCAAGCCGGATGACAAATGATATAATCGATATGATGTGCCAGGTGGTTGAGAGATACATCCATTCCATCAAAGGGGTGAAGGTTAGAATTAATCGAATGGCAGTCATGAGTGACCAAAGACAATTCAGTATGTTGGCTCACTGTTATGAGATAGCAAATGGAAATAAATAGTACTGTAATCTTTGAGAAGAACTATCAAGCTCTCCAGGATAAGGATATACGGTTTATAATTAATGAGGGAGGAAGTAGGTCATCCAAGACATATTCCCTTTGTCAAATGATAATTGTCTACTCTCTCCAAAATAGGGGGAAGGTTACTTCTATTATCAGAAAAACATTCCCTGCACTCAGAGCAACAGTCATGCGAGATTTCCTTGAGATAATGAAGGAGATGGATTTGTATGATGTCAATGCTCACAACAAGAGTGAACACATCTACACATTCCCAAATGGGAGCATCGTGGAGTTCTTCAGTGTGGATGATGAGCAAAAGATTCGAGGAAGGAAACGTGACCTCGCTTGGTGTAATGAGGCCAATGAGCTCTTTTACGATGACTTCACTCAGCTCAACATGAGAACTGAATGGAAGCTCATCTTCGATTACAATCCAAGTGAATCAGCGTCCTGGTTGTATGAGCTACCCAAGGAGGAAAGCATCCTCATCAAGTCAACGTATCGTGACAATCCATTTCTTCCGGATTCCATACGTAGACAAATCGAGGACCTCAAGCGAACTGATGAATCACTGTATCAAATCTACGCACTCGGTGAGAAGGCAATCAGCAAATCAAACATATATTCCAATTGGACATTCGTGAAGCATCGACCTACTCGGTTCGTTAACTATGTCTATGGACTTGACTTTGGTTATAATCACCCCACCGCACTCATGCGAGTGTATTGGTGCGAGGATGACATCTACATTGAGCCGGTGATATATGAGAGCTACCTCACCACCACCAACCTCATCGAGAAGATGGACCAACTCGGAGTGGAGAAGAACATCACGATCGTGGCGGATTACGCACGACCGGAAATCATCGCTGAGATGAATAATGCCGGATACGATGTGCAGAACGCGAACAAGGTGGTGAAGAAGGGAATCGATAACATCAAGACCTTTGGTGTGTTCTGCGAGGATGAGTCCAGGATAAAAAAGGAATACGAGAATTATAAGTGGAAAAAGATTGGCGACCAAATCACTGATGAGCCGGTGAAGCTGTGGGATGATGCCATGGATGCGGTGCGATATGCCGGTACTTACATCCGAAAGGAATACTATACCGATGACAGTTACTTCGCCTTCTAAACAAAAGAGCTATTTTTTTTAATATATATAAACAATCTACAAAATGGGAACAAATTTAATGGGCGAATTGGTTGCTGATCAAGGCACATATATCGCAAACAACACAACCGAAGTAACGAAAACAATTGAGGCAATCGTTTGTTTGGAGGATACTATCTTCACATCCATCAAGGTGGCAGGAACTGATGTCAAAGCAACGTACATCGCTGCGACAGGAACTGCGGTCAAAGCAGGTGCAATCATCACTCCAATCAACAATCTTCAATTCAGTGGAGTTAAGTTAACAAGTGGCTCGGTTGCTTTAATTCTTGGTTAATGTACGGTTACGGATATTCGCTATACAATAGGACTCAGTTCCTAGGTAGCGGTGGTGGCATTGATCCCAGTGCACAAGCATTTATTACTGCTGCTGTGATTACTGATCCTACTCAAATAACTGCAATAAACAATCTTGTTGTCGGAATGAAGGCAGATGGAATTTGGACAAAGATGAAAGCAATCTACCCGTTTGTTGGTGGAACTGCATCAACTCATAAATACAACCTTAAAGACCCTAGAGATTTAGACGCTGCTTTCCGATTAGTATTCAACGGAGGATGGACGCATTCAAGTA